CTTCCGCACCTTCGGTAAGTGAATCATTAACTAAATCGACAACAATAGTACCAGTACCGCCAGTTACAACAAATGAACCTCTATTGGTATTTGTACCTATAGTACCAGCAAAGTCTTCCTCTTGTATTGTATACCCAGAATATGTTGGAATATACCAATAGTATGTGCCATCTGCCTGATTCGTGGTAAAGGTGAATGTAACTTGACCGCCTTCATTGACCGAAGAGACGCTAGGAGATAAATCATATGAAGTGTTAGTGCCTTGTATCACATAAGGGATAGATGCTAGAAGATTACCACCGGTCTCCGCATCATATAGACGTGCAGTAAATGTCTCATCACCAACTTCACTATCACTTGCAATTGTCAACTGCTCGACTGTATCGCCCGGATCGTTAATAACAGTTGATGAGCGTGTACCTGTCTGCGGAGGTGTTACTGTGAAATCCGCATTAGTAGTTGTGCCGTGAAGTATTTCAAACCATACGGTAGAGGGATCAGGAATATTTGTTCCGTCTACTGAGAAAGTGATTGTATTACCTTCTACAGCAAATTCTGGATCAGATGTCATTCCCCATACTGGAGTCACATCAGTTAAATCAAATGTGGTCTGTACTGAAATATTAGTTACGTTATTGGTTACAGTGACAGTAGGCGTTACAGTTCCTTGATATAAATCACTAACTTCAGTGGGTATAACTTTAACGAATGTACCACCGCCTTCAGAGGGAACAACAAATGTGTCTGTAAGAGGTGCGATTCGAGAATCACCATTCGTTATAACATATGTCAGCGAGTCCCCGATTTCTGCTGGATTTACAGTGATATTAAGTACGAGCGATGCACCTTCAACTATATCGTCAGCACTAATTGTAAAATCACTTGCTACTTGTGTTACAGAAACTGTTGTACTTGCAACTTGTAACTTCTTAGAGTCTCTAATATTAACAGTAAATTCTTCGTCGGAATCTGATGCTCCGTCAATAATAGTTTTAAGTGTGAACGAACCAATTCCACCAGATAAAGTTACTAATGCCGCACCACTCTGTAGATCCGCGTCTTGTTGAGGAGGAACACTGAAGTCTGAATCGTTTGTGTCACCATGAACTACATGATAAAACAAAGTAGTCTCACCATCGTAAGGAGTGTTTGTTCCTGTGACTGTCCATGTTATAACATCACCTTCAAGTGGCGACGAGGGATCTGCAACTAAAGAGTAAGATGGTTCGACGTTGTTAATAGTAACAAGCGTACTGTCTAATGATCTGCCTTCATGATCAATAATATTCAATGTATAGTTGTCGCTACTAGCACCACCGTCACTATCAATCCAACTTCTTATTGAGAAAGTTGCGCTATCATCGTTGATATTTATTAACGCAGGTCCTGCACTATCATTTAGCAGTGGTATTTTACTACTAATTGCGGGGTAACGATTGAGAGGACCGTGTGCGGGTATTGTCAATGCGTTGAGAGGAAAGTCTGAGTCAGTAGTTGAACCGTGAGTAACATAAGCATATACAACACCTGTGCCTTCGGGTACATTATTGCCGATAATCTGAAAAGTTGTTGCTTGTCCTTCATCAGTAGGACCGTCATTAGTAATCGAATATGACATAGCAGTTCGTTGTATACTGCCAGCACTATCATCATCTAAAATAATGTTACTAATATTATTACTAGAAAGTAATACTTCACTGCCAAGATACATTCCTGCAGGATGTACAAACTTCTTAAATACTTCTGACCATTGTGAGATAGGTATACCTACACGAATAAGCAAAGCATATGTTTGATATAGTTTATCATCTGTAAGATAGTTTAGATAGTCCGGACCAATGCGCGAGTCATTATCCGATACGTTAAATATGTCTTCTTTAGGATAAAGAACTTCTGCATCCAAACCATAGAACGATCTGAAGAACCATTCAATAGCAAACTTAGAACCTTTTGCGCGAAACAGTGTGCTAGAAAAGTTTGCGGCAGCACGTTTCTCTGCTTCGGATTGTCCAAAACCTTCGAAGTAATTTTCACCTAAAAGCAACTCGTCTTCAATAAATGAAAGTAATGTTACATCAGTTTCATTGATATCACGAGATGCGAATAGGTGATTGAGAAGTTCGGTAGACTCGTACTGACCTTGCCACTCATAATACTCCTCAAGAAGTTTTATGAACTTCGGATAAGCAGTAACAAAATGCTCGGGAAGAACGCCCTGCACCTGCGGTTCGCGCAGATTGAGATGTCTCCGCCGCTTATCTGTAAAAACGTTGTGCATTAAGCGCCTACTTGACTATTGAGTGTTTTAACTGCTAGTGCTAATCTGTCTATCGCGTCTTTAACATTTGTTGGCGCGGGTGTAGTCCATAGTCCCGCACTATCTGTAGTGTAACCAAGCAAGTTACCTAAACCAGAGTATGAACCCGCAGTTAAGATATTTGTTTGTGGATTGTATGATAGTTGTGTATCAGTTCTCGCACTATCTTCGCCCGTAACAATACTTGTCATTACTGGATATAGTGTAGTGAGTGTAGGTCCAGCAGAATCAATTTTAATTAGATCAGATGTGTGTGTCGCAAGATATTGAACAACAGACTGAGTTGTAGTTAAAGCACTATCACTCAGATCATAACCACCCGCAGAATCTACAATCGAAGTTGCATAGGTGTTGTTGACATAATCACGTAAGATACCAAAGTTAATTGTACCTGAAGTAGAGATGTCACCACCAGCGATAAGTTCGTTAGCAAGAGTAAGATCACCATTCGGAATGACAATACCGCCATCAGCAGAGTCTCGCAGTTGTTTTGCTAGATGATTTAACAAAAGACCGCGAGTAATCTTCTTAGTTGATCCAGTACTTACGTCATTAATAACAATAACATCAGAATCAACCGCTGATGTTAGTACTGGTAGTGCCGATATTTTAATATCTGCCATTTCTATTCTTCCTCAAATACTTTCTGTTATTTAGACTTAGTGTTAAGCGCCTACTTGTCCGTTTAATGTTTTTAGCAATAATGCAAATCTGTTGACCGCAGAGTCAAGAGTTGTTGGTGCGGTACCATTCCATAAACCTGCGCTATCTGTAGTATACGCGATGCCGGTATTCATCAAATTCAGCAAAGGATTGTATGTTAGATTGAGATCCACGTTAGTGTTATCGTTACCAGATGCTGCCGAACCCAAGTGAACATAGTATGTTGCACTATCATTAATAGTGGTAACTCCTACGTTGACCGCGTTAGTGGCATTAGTAGCAGTAACGTCAGTTATGTTTGAACCATTACCTGCGAGATTCGTTGCAGTTAATGTATTAGTGGCAGCATCAAATACGATACCACCATCAACCGATACACTATCAGAACCTGTCTGGGTCGCTTTCATCATTACATACTGTGTGCCAGCAGTAGGATTAAAGTTAGAGTTAATCTTTGTTGCAGGTACTTCGGTGAGTAGTTTACCTTCACCAGAGAAAGCACCAACAGTTAATACGTTGCTTGATGGATTGTACAGTATACCTGGATCAGTGTTAACACTATCTACACCAGTCGCGCTCTGAACGAATAGAATGGAGTGTGACGCATCAACGGCAGTAGGAAGTACATTCAATGCATTAGCAATACTACCACCACCAGGAATAGGTAAGTTAGTAAGTAAAGAACCATCACCCGCAAATGCAGTAGAAGACAATCTACCGTTCGATGCGTTATATGTTAATGCGCCATCAGCGACAAGAGTTGCTTGTAATCCAGTCTGAGCAGTACCCATGAAAGGATACAAAGTTGTCTCGGAGACGGCAGTAGTAGTAGCAATGGTGTCAGCATATTGTGCTTGAGTCGCATTACTTGCATTACCTGCGCTATCAGCGGCAAGAGCGAATGTAGCAAGAGCAGAAGTCAAAGAGGACGTAGCGACTGTTGCACTATCAGCATTAACAGCAAAAGTTGCATTTGTAGCAAATAAAGCACTTGCTGCCTGTGTAGCACTGTCAGCATATAAAGCATGAGTTGCTTCGGTAGCAAAGTTTGCGCTGTCAGCATTAGTTGCACTATCAGCAAGAACACCTGTTAGTAACGAACCGTCACCAGCAAAGAAAGGAGAAGTTAATACACCAGTATTTGGATTAGATGTTAAGTTGCTCTGAGTATGTACACTGTCAAGACCAGTCGCACTGTTGCGAATCATCAGATAATATGGATTAGCATCAGCGCCCGCATCAACCGCATTCACGACAGGATCATTCTGTGGCAAGTTAGTTAAAGCAGAACCGTTACCTTCAAATGCAAGTGCAGACAAAGTACCTGTAGTAGCATCATATTGAAGTGAACTACTAATACCAACAGAATCATACGATCCACTTACACCATTACCAAAATGAATAGACGCTTCGGTAGATGTTGTGTCGTTAGCGATCTTTATAGTATTCGCTCTTTCAGCAGTCTGACCAAGAAGTAAATCTGATGCTTTGATTTGCTTGGTCACGTTAGTGCTAGTATCTACTATAATTAGAACGTCATCTGATGCTGGTGCACCAATTGCCGAATCTAAGTCTGTTATCTTTACGCCTGCCATTGTTATTCCTCAGAATATGTTTTCTATAATTCTATTTATAGTGTTTTAAGTCACGGTTATCGTAACTGTTGCAGTTTCTACTTGTCCTGTACTCGGTGTCACTCTATATGTGAATATATCGACTCCTGTAAACCCACTATCAGGAGTATAACGAATTATTCCATTCACTGAATCTTGTATTGCTACTACACCATTATCTGGTGCACCACCTGTCGGTATAGAGTAGACAATAGAAGTAGACTCGAATGAATCATTAGCACCAACATCAATATCAATTGATAATGCATCACCAGTGTCAATTGACGCTACAACATTGATAGCATCATCAATCGCATTAGTTACCGTGACGTTGATTGTCTGTTCGAGTTTTGTTCCGTCTACTAGATTTACATCAAGTACGAATGAGTCAGAACCCGAGAAATCTGGATCAGGAATATATGACCAAGTACCAGTAGCGTTAAACCCACCCGAAGGCGTTACTATAGTTGTATCAACATTAGCAATTGCGGTGCCATTTGTAGGAGCAGTGCCGATTGTAAATGAGATTACTCTACTCTGCGCATTAACAATCTTGAATGCTTGTGTTATTGTGCCACCATCTTCGTTTGCTAGTGTACCACTCGTACCTGTTATAATGTTACCTACCAAAGATGTAGTGAACAAGTCATTGCCTTCTAAATCTTTAACGTTAATATCAGCACTTGTTATAATAGTACCTGATGCCGCAACACCCTTATACAAACTGATCTTCATTTCGAAGTCAAGTGTATATATGATAGAACGTCTATTCTCAACCTGACCTTCATAGTCATCAGAGAAAGTGATACCCGTCATTGTTATGGGGGTGTCTTCCTTGACATCGTACTCCGATAAAGGTTTTACTGTTACAGTATACTGTGGTGTGAAATAGGGTAGAATCTGTTCTATAATTTGTAATACATCATCCTGACTTTTACCATACACGTTCAACTGAAAGTTTACATTGTATGGAACAGGAGTGTATAGTTGTGTTGCTGAACCAGTATACGTTGTCGGTGCTTTAACACAATTGTTCATCTTAGGTAATTGTCTTACTGGATCATAATTCATTGCTATGATCTCAAATGACATTCTAGGCAGTTTCAGTGCTATCTGTCTTTCGTTCGTCTCACCGTTAAGCATATTATCCATGCGTGTGAGAAAGTCGCGCTTTGGTGCATAAGATAAAGGAACTTTTACTTGACTAATAACTTCGCCTGCGGTATTCTTACGTATGACGTTTATGTTATTAAACAATGAACCGAATACAGCAACTGCTTTTCTAATTCTTTGGTGATAGAAGTGTGAACCTAACATTATACTGGATCTCCAAACGGATTAGACTCAGAGAAGTCGATGAAGTCTGTTGCAACCGTATCAAAGATTGCATTCTGATTATCCACTTCTAAGTTCTCGCTGCCAACTGATGTTGGGGTTTCACTGATTCCTGAACTCTGTCCTACTACAGGTAATGATGCTGCCCAACTATGATAAAGACCATCGGTGGCACCACCGTGAGAAACATAGACCTTATATGTTCCTGGAACAGAAGCATCAATATTAACAATCTCACCATTCATAGTGAAAGTTGCATTGACCTGTGATATCTCTTCGCCAATCTCAAACTTACTATTTGCTACACTAAATGTTGTCTCATCAAATATAAGCGTAGAACTGTATGCGTGTACAGTCTCAATTGCATCGATCTCTCCAACACCCGTATCAAAATCTTCGTCGTTGTATTCAAACAATTCACATCGCATACGGAACACAGGAAGATTCTTTAACTGATAGAATGGTGTCTCGTCTTCTACTTTTTGAATCTCGAAGATAGAGTTAGACAATGTTAAGACAATCAAATCGCCTTCTCTCGGACGATAGAACGGTTCTTCTAAAGTGTTTTCTATAGAAGCAACAGTGTTCAACCATCGCCGTCTTGCCATAATGAATGTGGCAGCATCTCGAATCTCTACACCAAACTTAGCGAACAAGTCACCTTCACCATCAAATCCTTCGACACCTTCTATGTACATTTCTATACGATATGCATTATCAAATCGCGATGTACTATCGTCGCCGAAGATTATATCTCGGTTAACCAGTTCACGTGGGACATAGTAAACGTCCTGACCATACATCTTCAAAGACTCAATAATGATATCTTCGTAGAGAGTCTGCTCAGACTTTCTGCCCTGTGAGAAGTAAAGATTAGTTGCCATGTTATCCTATCAGAAAGTCAACTGGGAGTTCTTGTTCGAGACGTAATTTCTCTTCAAGTTTCTCGATTTCAGCAGTCGCGTCTTCATACAATTGACGACCACTAATAGTAACACCACCCGGCAATTGCATTCCCTCAAACTTGGACATATTAACGCCCCACTGCTGTTTGATTAATTGTGTGGTATAATCTTTCATGAACATATCATTCCATATGCTCAAGTGTACTTCCGGATCAATGATCTGATATACTTCAGCAATAACATAATCGCCTGCTTTAATATCTCCGTCAGCAAGATCGCCGTCAATGTATAGACGACCTTCTCTACGTGAGTGGCGTACTTGAGGCATTCCACTTAGTTGCTGATCAATCATACTTAGATATTGTTCCATCTGATATATGTACGATAGATCGCCCGCAAAACTATAGAAGTCTGCCATATTGTTTAAATACATCTGATACTTTAGATCAAACATATTACCGCCTGAACCAAACGATGAATTCAGAGGAAACAATCTCTTTACCCACTGAATGTTTGCGTTTAACGGAATGTATCCATTAGTAACATCAGTACTAGTTACTTCGTGCTTGAGATAAGTTCTAAGTGTTGCATCACTATGAAACTCTTGATATTTTTGAAGAGCGTCATCAACCTTATCTTCAACTTGATCTATATCAACATTGATTTCAATTACAGGTTCGCCCAATCTACGTAGAGCGAAGTCGATTAAATCTTGTCTTGAATCTGGCGATGCCATTTGTTACTCCAATGTTTATCTGTTATTTATGCACCCCAGAGAGTAGCACCTACTGAGTCATAAATTACTAATTGTCTTGCCGAAGCGTCAAAGTAGCGACTCGCTTCGATA